CGCCAGTTGCTCCAGTTGCGCCAATACCAGTTGCTCCGACATTACCTTGTACGCCCGTGGCACCCGTAGCTCCAACCCCGCCATCTGCTCCCGTGGCTCCAATATTACCATCAACACCAGTTGCTCCAATATCTCCTATTGTACCCGTTGCGCCAATCAATCCAGTAGAACCTTCTAATCCAGTTGCTCCCTGCAAACCTGTCGCACCAACATCCCCCTGTACACCAGTAGCACCTATTTGCCCATCAACTCCAGTAGCTCCAGTAGCTCCTTGGAACCCCGTGGCACCTATATTGCCATCAACACCCGTGGCACCATCGAATCCAGTTGCTCCTTGCAGTCCCGTAGCACCAAGCCCGGTTGCCCCCTGCGGACCAGTTAATCCCGTGGCACCTTGGTTCCCTGCGGAAATAACAATGAATAAAATATTGTGGTTGTTTGAAAAATTTGTTGTGCCAGTTCCACCACTCGAAATTAATGATACTGGAAATTCTACATATCCAGTTTGTAGGATTGGAGTCCCTGTAACCAACCACTTCTGGAAGTTGTCAGACAACGACGAGTCTTGAATAATAAAAGTGTCATTTTGTTTTATTAAAGAAAGGAAGACATCTATATCATAATTGTCTTTATCAATGTGATTAACATTAATTTGCGTAGAAGAAATCTGCGTAATATTATTCCACAGCAAAAAAGTGTTGCCCGGATCGCCAGTTTGCGAATTTGTATTAGCTCGATAGTCATAGAAGGAGCTACTCTGTCCTTGCGGACCTACAGGACCAGTTGCCCCTTGCGCCCCTGTGGCACCATCTATCCCGGTTGCCCCTTGGAATCCCGTAGCCCCATCCGCCCCTGTAGCTCCTTGGAACCCAGTAGTACCTTGCGTCCCAGTTGCGCCAGTAGCTCCATCATTTCCCTGTACTCCTGTAGCCCCAGTTGCGCCAACATTGCCTTGCGCTCCTGTGGCACCCGTCGAGCCAATGTTGCCTTGAATCCCAGTTGCGCCCGTGGCACCAACATTGCCTTGTGACCCTGTTGCTCCTGTTGATCCAATATTTCCTTGGATGCCTGTTGCGCCCGTAGCTCCAACATTGCCCTGTACTCCTGTAGCTCCAGTTGCCCCTACATTTCCTTGCGCCCCGGTTGCTCCTGTAGAACCGACATTTCCCTGCGCCCCAGTTGCTCCTGTAGAACCCGCGTTGCCTTGAGAACCTGTTGCTCCCGTAGCCCCAACATTGCCCTGTACTCCTGTAGCTCCAGTTGCCCCTACATTTCCTTGCGCCCCGGTTGCGCCCGTGGCACCTACATTACCTTGAATCCCAGTTGCGCCAGTAGCTCCAACATTGCCCTGAATCCCCGTTGCGCCTGTCGCTCCCTGCGCTCCTGTTGCCCCTGACCCCGTAGCCCCCTGCGCTCCTGTTGCCCCCTGTGGTCCCGTAGCACCATTTCCGCCGCCGCCACCTCCGCCATGCGTAGCAATGTACTGGAGTGCGTGAAGGACAAGGTGGCGAAAATCTGCCGTCGAAAGTATCGGCGGATTTATGTTAACGGTGCTGCCCGGACCCGCAATTTCTGCGAGTGCCTCCAGCACCAAATGCTCGTACGCACTCGTGCTTAATGTGGGTGGAATTGGTGAAAGCGGCATAAGGACGAAATAATGTTAACTGATGAGGTGCCGTGAGAGTGAGATTCTCACGGCACCGTTATCAATCAACTGCAATTACAGTCCCGTAGCAGCAGTCGAGCAGGCAAGCGGCAGACCGTCGAATGGGCAACGCTTGTAGACAATCGCGCACACATTCTGCGGACGAATTGGCTGAATCGCTCGCGAGATTTGGTAGATGTGCTGACCGAAGTCACCATACAGGTTACAATCGTTGTCCCTGAAGTAAGTCCACTCCAGTTCACCCATCGCGAGTTGCGGGGCGAAACGGAAGGTGCCTTCGCCCGTGTAGGATTCAGGAACCAAGCGTTTAAAGGCTTCGCCTGCGATGACAAACATGATTTCGTACTCCGCAGCGACCCAAACGGGGTTGCGGCGTTGCGCGAATCCATTCGTCACAGGCACAGAGATGATAGGGTTAACCAATTGGAGGTTGCCAGAACCATCGAACCCGGTTGCGCGAAGAGGTTGCTGGTCGATGCCAAAGGCGAAACCACGATAGCCTTGGAACTGGTAGCCAGAGATGGACTCTTCGCCCAGTTTGAAGGAACCAGTAGTCAAGCCGATCAAATCTTCTTTGACATCCGCATCGTTGCGGAAGTTTTCGATTTGGTCGGCGGAAGCCATGACTTGGAAGAATTCGCCATCGCGAGTAGCGAAGGGTTCAGCCAGCATTTCCTCGCGAAGGAAAGTTCCGATCTTATACAAACTCTTAAAGTTCATCGGAGCATTCGGAAGAATATTAGCAAATTGAGTATTAATTTGCTGCATATCGCCCGTAAGATTCTGGCTGAACGATTGAGTGTTGTTGACGACAAATTTGATACCAGACTGCAAGAGATACTGGTAGCGAATGTCGGCGTTGATGATTTGCAGGATGCTCTTCTCAAGCGAAATCTGCGCTTGGAGATAGCTTCCCTTGAAAGCGGTGCGAGCGGTTTTCACGCACACGCGAGGTCCGGCACCCCGGAGGGTCTGGAGTTGGAACTGATACTCCGTGGAACCAACCTGATCCGGGGGGTTGCCAACGCCGCAAAGGGTGGTGTCGTTGACGAAAGTAGGAGACGCAAGCGATGCTTGCGGGACTGCCATTTCCTCAACAACGGAACGAACGACATCCGAAACATTCGGAAGGGTGCCACCGTCGATGCTGTTAATGTAAGGAGATTTGCGAGCAAGAACTCGACCAATCTGACCAATGATACGATTCACATCTTTGGATGCGAACTCTTGAACTGCTGCGAGAGAGATACAATCTGACATAATTTTAGTTTTCTAATTAAAGGTTAAAGTTTTTGTTTGTTTATTGTTTTTGTGCAAGTCGGAAGCCGAATCCTGTGGTGATTGCTGTGGGAGCGGCATAGCCGCGCACAAGAATACGACAAGAGTCTGCGCTAACGATCCATCCGCCACCACGAATCCTGCGTCCAACAAGAGGAGCAGAGTCGTCCCAAGTCCACTCATAAACATTGCCCGAAAAGTCGAACAAAGAGAGTTGGTTAGCGGTTTTGGTGCCAACATTTTGAGTGCTGGTAGGAGTAGTTTCTTTTGACCATGCGACTGCGGTTGCATTGTTGCTGCCCGCCCAACCAAAAGTTGAGTTTGCAGAAGCACCACCGATTCCAGCCCACTCCCACTCACGCTCGGTGGGAAGTCGGAAACCAGTATTAGCAAGCGTCACGATGGGTTCAAAATCGCCAACCTTATACGGCACAGCAACAGCAATGGTGCCGTTCGCAGGAGTGACAGTTGCATTCGACACGGTATATGTGAATGTCCTTGCCCCGGTGCGGGTGGCATTTGCAGAGATATTGTACCCAGCTTGGTTTGCCCCGCTAACAGCAATGTTGTCGCCAGTAACGAGGTTGTGGTTAGCCGCAGTCGTTACGGTAGCAGTTGTGTTGTTGCGAGTGATGCTAACAACGGCAACGCTCACCGAATAGACTGCCTGCAATCCCGCTTGACGGGATTTTGCATTGCTCCATTTCAGGGCATCGTACCAGTCAACACGCTCAACAGGTCGGCTTGAACCGCTTGCAGAGACATTGTTGATATCGTAATTGTTCGCATCGGCATAAGCCTTAACTGCGTCCCATTCTGCCTTGGTGACTTCTGTAGTTGCAATTTTAAATGCTGCCACAGCTTGTCCACCAAAGTTAGACCAACTCGGCAAAGTGCCACCAGCGATGTTCACAAGCGTACTATTTTGAGCAAGCAATGAACTAACCGACAGCACAAGTGCCGCGAATCCAAGTTTAAATGTTTTACTGATCATTAATTTTGTGGTTTTTGTTTTCTGAAACCACGCAAATAATGAGCGATCCCAGAAAATAGGTTTTCTGAAGTTTCCTTCAGGTTGTTTGGATCGCACCCAGCCGAATAGTGCTATTTTGCGGCTTGTTTTGATCAGAATTTTGACTCTGATCAGGTCACCAAAATATCGGATTTGGTTTCCCGAATTGATCGCAAATTATTCTTTCAAATAACCATGTCAAGTGATTTTTTTTGAAAAAATTCATTCATCAATTCAGATTTTTGTTTTTTGCCGTCACTTTTAAAGTGAATCAATGTTGCAACAGACTCATTTGGTTGATTTAACACCTCATTTTCTGTTTTTATTTTTTGATCTTCTTGCAACTCATTGGATATAAATTTTTGTATAGCTCCCTGACAAATATTTGCGTTTGCGTAGATGCAAAATGGATTTTCTTCACCAATTAAAACCAACGATCTGTTTTTCAACAATGATTCAGCATCCTTCGGAGTAAATCCATCATTGATTACATCGTAATCCGAAAACCATCCTCCTCCAGCGGCATGAATTGCTGCCCACCTGTTGAATCGAACAAATATTCTTTGAATATCGTTTTGATCGGATGCAGATAGACTGCGCGAAACTGTCAAAAGTTTTGCAATTAGCTTTTGAAAAAGCGGACTGCCTTTGGAATGGCTTCCGTTAAGCATTATTGGTTCCCAACCTTGCAATTTCCATGTGTGTTTCCAAACATTTGCCCGCGCAAACTCTTCAGCCTGCTTGCGAGTGCCGATTGATTCGTAATAAGCGTAAATTTTATTATTCATCAATAAGTTTTGTAGCCGACATGGTAGACGGGTGTTGCCAAATCGATGTGCGGTTGGTGTCCAGCTTGC